ATACAGCGAGAAGAAGAAAGCGTAGTAATTGACTTAGGCGGTGCCAGTGGTGCCTTTAAGACAAAACTTGCCAATATGTTTGAAGCAGAGGCAAAAGCGTTAAAGGCAGAGGGGGAAAGTGACCTGCTTGAGTCGTTGGCTGTTTCTGCTGCTGATATGGATAGAAGCCAGCTTGAGCAATTGATTGAAGACGCCGATAGGCTTGAGGGGCAAGCCTCTGGCCTTAGCTTAACCGCAGCTATGCGCCTAAAAAGCATTGCAAGTGGTGTCTTAGATAAGTTTGATAGAGTTTTAACATCTCAAATTGAGAATGACACAGAAGTATTGACGAGCAGGCTTCAAGTCAACAATGGCGTTTTGGATGAAAAATCTAGGACATTGCGAGATAATATTGCAGACAACATAAACAAGTTAAACCCTGATGACAATTTGCCAGCAGAAAGATTCTTCGCCAAGACGCAGGCGATTGGAGATGCAGGCGCTATCTTCGCTGGGATAAGACTTACTGGCCCTACAGAGATAACTCAAACACGCAAAGAATTAACGGAAAACCTTCGCACATCTTCTGCGGAAGAACAGCTATACCATAAACAAGTATTGGATAGCTTTAATACTATGATTGAACAGCGCGACAGTCTCTTAAAGACAGATGCTGTTGACTACTTGCAGAAAGATGCAGAGCGCAGAGGTGGCCCTAAGTTAAGCACAGACCAGCTAATTAGGCGGCAACGTGATATGGGGGTAGAGGAGGTGGACATAAGAGTTGCCTCAGACGCAGAGATAGTAGCATTCCAAAAACAATACTCTGACCCAGCCTTGTCCTACCAAGAAAAATCTGAGATAGGCAATGCGTTTATCACTAAGTTTGGGGTGGAAAACGAGGACCGGATTCTTCGCAATCTTACTAGCCAAGGTGTGCTTAGTCTCGTTGACAATATTATTATTGCAAACCCTAACAACGCTCAAATGTTTGCTGTGGAAGCAGGCAATGCGGCTCAGTCAGTTACTGATGCTAAAGCAAGTCTTGGCACCAAAACTATGCGTGAAATATCTGACGCTGTTAGATTGTCCAATACGCAATATTCGCAGAGTATTACTGGCGGCAACCCTGGTGACATCCTCGGAAGAGGCGCAACTTCCGCAAGAATGTCTCATGTAAATGCTTATAATGAGGTAATTAAAAACACTGCCGCTTACTACATGATGGCTGGGGAAGCAAACGTGCAGACAGCCGTGGACAAGGCGATAAACACTGTTGTAAACAGCCAGTTTTCTTTTGCGGAAGGTAATTTAAATGTGCCTTTGAGACTGCCAAAAGCTCTTGAGAACGATGCCAGTTCAATAGCAAATATCCTTAGCTTTTACGTTAGCAACGACAAGAACCAAGACTATCTTCTTTCTGTAATTGACCCGCCTGTAGCGGCAGGCCTGAGCGTAGAAGAGTCTCAAGCACAGTTAAAAAAGAAACTATCTGACGCTTATTGGGTAACGACAACAGACAACAAAGGTGCGTACTTAGTGTTCGACAATGGCGAAATGGCGCGCAGGAAGCAGGCGGCTGTTCCTAGTGGGGTGGGGCCGCGCAGTGCTTTTATTATGGTTAGGTTCAATGAGCTATCAACCCAGATAAGGGATTTAGAAGAAGCCACAAGCCCATATGACAGGGCCGCCATCAAGCAGCGAAAGATATTCTAATGGTGAATGTTTTCATTCCAGAGCAAAAGCCTGACAAAAATGCCTACGATAATTACTTGAATACAACTACGTTTGGCACGTTAGATGTTTTGGGTGCGACCCTTGATGAAACTTTGTATTACAATCCTCTTAGCGCTGCTAACAGGTTCTTTGACCAATACACAGGAGAGGGCCGCACTGGACAAAAACTTTCTCCTGATGAGTGGGCGCAAAGTTCTTACTTTAGGGAGGGCATAGATGTCGGTGAAGAAGGCATCACAGAAGGGCTTGCTAATCTATTAGCGGAACGTAAGGACAAGCGAGACTCTATCAAGTTTACCTTAAACCGTTCTCAAGGTGGGCTTGGCTTAGGGGCGTTGCAGTTTGGTACAGCCTTGGCTGGTTCGATGCTCGACCCCTTAAATGTAGCATCTGCGTTTATACCTATTGTGGGCCAAGCTCGAATGGCAACAATGGCGGCTAGGTTTGGAAAGACTGGCAGTAGGCTGGTGGCTGGCGCGGTTGATGGTGCTGTTGGTGCAGCTATCTTGGAGCCTTTGGTAGTGGGGCAAGCGTACCTTGAGCAAGACGTAGACTACGGGCTAATGGACAGCTTCCTTAACGTGACTCTAGGCGGCGTTCTTGGAGGCGGGTTGCATGTTGGTTTTGGCAAAATATCTGACCGTATTGAGGCATCCAAAGTAAGGGATGAGGCGTTGGTTCGGGCAGTGGCGCAAGCTGTTAGCGACCAAGAAATTAACGTAGCCAATCTGCACCGCCAAGAAAAAAAGGTGGACGAAGCTGCTGAAATACAGCGTTCCAATGAAAGGCTTGCGGAGCAGTCTGACATTGTGAGTGTTGAACGCCGGATTGACCCCGATACTGGCGAGATAATTGAAGAAAAAGTAACTCGCAGTCCTGGTTACGTTCCTGAGTACAAGCGAAAAGGAAAAGCTCGCCCACCCATGCTTAGGGCTGAAAAGCCTAGAACACTTGCGCAATTTATCCGTGCAAAAGGCGGGATAGACCCTACAAGTAAAGGCGCATCGGATTTGCAAGAGATTGTGCCAAAACAAAAATCAGGCAAGTTTTATGTTGGTGCAGCCAAAGGTGGTCGCAGTGTCGATGATATGCTTACTGCGGCGCGTGAAGAGGGGTATTTGCCGCCTGAGATAGAAGGACAGCCGGATGAGTTGGGCATTAATGAGCTTATTGATGCGGTTCGTGAGGATGTATCGGGCAACCCTCAGTATTCAGCAGCAGACGCAGAGGCGGTTGCGGCGTATGAGGCGGCTCAGCAAAAGATTGCCGAAGCCGACAGGCGTGGCATAGACCCAACAGGGATGGATGACGCTACTCTTGAGAGGGCTTTAGCTGACGCTGCTGAGGACGAAGACTATTACGACTTTAACACCGCCACATTGTTTGGTGATGTTGCTGACAAAAACTTGGAGCCTGTTGTTGATGGCGTACCTCTTACAGAGCAAGAGATGTATGATGTGCAGACGGAGGCTCAACTACAGGACTATAATCTTGGTATAATGCGCGATGAAAAGCCTATCCTTGACGAGATGGACGAGGCTGGAATGGACATCGAAGAGATGGAGCTTAATGATTTGCGCGAAGGTAATGATTTGCTCGAGGAGGATGTCGCGGTCTTTATTGGCGAAGACTTGATACCTCAAGAGATGATAGATGACATTGCTTCTGCTGATGAGGCGGTTCGTAGGGCAGAAACATCTTATGACGAGCTAACTCGCACAGGCGCGGTTTGCATGAACAGGAACGCACCAAAATGACAGTAACGGTTTGCGCACAAGAGCTACTTGATGTAGCCGCCCGAAATGGCACTGCTATAAGCAGAGAAGAGATAGATGGCATCCTGTCTTTTGTGCAAGAGCGCATAGACTCTCGCGGCAGGGCTGTTGGTGAGGCTGACCTTAACGAGCTAATTGAAGCCGGACGACAATTTTCCCAGCAGGCAAAGATAAACGCAGCAATAGAAAAGCGTAACCGTCTAATAAACGCCCGTGCCTACGGTAATATAATGACTGCGATACGGGCAGAGCCTGACAACCCAAGCAAGGTTTTGTCTGCAATCCTTGTGGGCGATGCGAGGCGGGGTCTTTTCAGTGTTGATGCTAAACAGAAAAGCATCTTTGTTGACCACAGCGCAGCGTTGGCAGCAGCGCTACAAAGGAACGACCTTCTGGCAATCTTTAGAACGAATGAGCTTGATGGTGAAATATACCGAGAGTTGTTTGATGGGCTAGGGACAAGCGGAAGTGCGGAGGCTAGGCAAATAGCCGAGGCTATCCAAAAGGTTCAAAAGAGATTACTGGACAGAAAGAACCGTAACGGTGCAAATATCGGTGAGTTGGCTAACTATGTTGTCCGTCAGAATCATGACCCACTGTTGTTGCGCGGCAAAGGAACTCAGGAAGACAAAGACACTTGGATTAACACAATCCGTGAGTTGTTGGATGAAGAGAAAACGTACGCAAATAAGCCAAGCAACAAGACTGAAATAGAGTTTTTGTCCGACATCTACGACAACTTGGTTTCTGGCAACCACATGAAGGCAGATAGTATCAATGGCGTAGATGGAAGCACTGTTGCTTTTACAGGGCCAGTTAATCTTGCCAAAAAGATGAGCGCAGAGCGTATTTTGCACTTTAAGGATGGGCAATCTGCCTTCGCATACGCTAACAAATACAGCCGCATGAAACTGTCAGAGGCCGTGTATCAAGGCATATCGCATGATGCGCAAAACATTGGCTTGCTAGAAACATTTGGCACTAACCCAAAAGCCATGTTTGACCGTATTATAAAAGAGGTAAAGCCCAAGGGCATTGCCAAGCCGCTAAAGATAGGCGCTTTGAAGAACCAGTTTGCGGAGTTAGATGGCACAACTAGAGCGCTTGGCGCTACCCAGCCAATACTGAACACAAGCGTTACGTTTGCTGGCATTGCTGGCGGCTTCAGAATGATTCAGTCTATGTCTAAGCTAGGTTTTGCCACAATATCGTCATTTTCTGATATCGCTACCAAGGCATCTTTTATCAACGCAAACACAGAACGTAATATATTTGGCTCATACGCCACAGCCCTTCGAGATACGTTCCGGCTCTTCAACAGTAAGGAGCAAAAGGAGCTTGCGTACCTTTTAAATGTGGGTGTCGAAAACGAAATAGCTGATGTTCACGCAAGGTTTAGTGCAAACGATAGCGGCCCAGGTATGATTTCAAAAATGCACCAAGTTTATTTTAAGCTAAACGGGATGCAGTGGTGGAACAGCAACCAAAAAGTAGGCGTTGCCCGATTGCTTGCGGCTGACCTTGCTAATTATGCAAACCGTAGCTTTGATAGTGTGCCTATGGAAACTAAGCGGCTATTGGAATTGTACGATATACGAGAGACAGAGTGGGGCTTGTTTCGCGGATTAGATATGACAGCAGCAGACGGGCGCAGATACTTGGCCCCAGAAGTTGTTGATAACATAGCCGATGCAGATATTGACTCTATTATTGTACAGCGCACGGGGAGGCTAGATGTTACAGACAAGGCGCGGCAGCAATTTAGGGATGACTTGCGCACAAAGATATCTGCTTACTACATGGACAGTGCAGATGCGGCTATCCCAACGCCAGGTGCGCGTGAGAGAGCGATTATGAACCAAGGGCTGCCCCGTGGCACAGTTGCTGGCGAAGCCATACGCATGATTATGCAGCTTAAAGGCTTCCCAATTACATACGTCACAAAAGGTTTGTCGCGTCAGAAAGCGATGAGTGGATATTCTGGCGTTGCAAAGATGATGGTTGGCACAACTATGATGGGCTATCTGTCTATGGTTACCAAGGACTTCCTTAAAGGAAAAGAGCCTATGAGTGTGTTTGAGGATGACTACACACTTGATAGCAAAACTTTGCTAAGGGCATTTACGCAAGGAGGAGGCGCTGGTATCTATGGCGACTTTATATTTGGTGAGTTTAACCGTTACGGGCAGTCTCCTTTAGAAACATTTGCCGGCCCCGCGTTAGGAACGGCTGGTGATTTACTAAAACTATACGCCAAGTTCCGCGATGGAGATGAAGCGGCGGCTGAAACAGTGCGTCTAGCCATGCGCAACACACCATTTATGAACCTGTTTTATGCTAAACTAGCTTTGGACTATCTGTTTGTTTATGAGCTAACAGAGTTTGCAAACCCTGGGTACTTTAAGCGCATGGAAAGACGGATGAAGAAAGACACTGACCAAGAGTTTTACTTCCCGCCAAGTCAATATGTACGATAGCCCCAAAATAATGTATAAAGGCTCTAAGGAGTAAGAAATGACTGTAAGCAGCACAACTACAAAGAATAGTTATTCCGGCAACGGCAGCACCACCGTGTTTGCTTACGGCTTCAAGGTGTTTGACGAG